GGTTCATTAGGTGGTTCTTGGAATTCTTCCGATTCTTTTAAAGGTTCTTGTTCTGGTTCATTAGGTGGTTCTTGGAATTCTTCCGATTCTTTTAAAGGTTCTTGTTCTGGTTCTGGTTCTTTAGGAGGTTCTTGGAATTCTTCCGATTCTTTTAAAGGTTCTTGTTCCGATTCTTTTAAAGGTTCTTGCGTTTGTTCCGATTCTTTTAGAGGTTCTTGTTCTATATTACTTTGTGATTTTTCTAAAAAATCATCCAAAAAATATTGAATATTTTCATGATAAATTAAATTAGGGTTTTGTTCTAAATTCATAATATTATAATAAAATATTATTATTTTTTTAATTTACGGTATTACACTTATATAATTTAAGAATGAGATTCATGTGTATGATGATGTCCATCATCAAAAAATACTTTATATACAACTTTTGCAGGTAATGGATAAATTGGTATAAACCAAGCTCGATTTTCATTTATAAAATCACTAATAGTTATTGTATTTTTTGGAAATTCTAAACGTTCACCATTTACATTTTGTAAATAAATACTTGAAATTGTTAAATGAGATAACTCTAAATCCATAATATGATAAAACTCATTTAATGTATAGTTTTTATAAACTGGTAAAATAAATCCATATCCACAACATTTAGTCATTTCAAATAAATACTTTGTGTTATCAATTGATTTTAATAATGTATTTATATTATCAGTGTATTTATCCATATTAATTATAACATTAATATTGCACTATTTTTATATCACTTATAAATTTATTATTTTTATATAATTATTTATACTTGGCCAAAATACATGCTGGAATTAATTGAGTTTTAATAATATCTAATTTTTTAAAACATTTATTAATAGTAACCTCACTTACACTACATATATTTTTAATTTCTAATTTTGTAATATTTAAATTACACGTTTGTGATATAAAATATATTATTCCAGCAGCAATTGAATGAGGAGTATTATCCGAAATTATACTTTGTTCCTCAATTTTCTTTGCTATAAATTTAGATAACATAGTTAATTCATGTGAAATATTCAATCGACTACAAAAACGGTCAATAAATGAACTTGGTGTAGTTATTGCTAAGTCAGTTTGTTGCGATGGGTCTATATTACGTTCTATATTTTGTAAAATATTTACAGCCATTGAACACCCATATGTTGCACTTTGTTTATCTAATCTAAAAATTTCGGCAATTTCATGTGATGTTCTTGGACAACCATTTAGTCTACAAGATATGTAAATAGATGCAGATTTCATACCATCACGGTTCAGTCCTCTAAACATTTTCTGTTCGGATATATCCTTATGTATTATCATTGCATCATCAATAAATATTTTTGGTATTCCTGCATTCTGTGCCATTATAGTAATAAATTGAAACTCATCATATAATGATTTTTCTTTGTGTGGCATAGCTTGCCATTCAGTCCATTTTCGTATTCTCTTCATTTCATATGATGCTTTTTGATCACATAATATTTTGCAGCCAAATGATGATTCTACTAAAAGCGGATTAATTGGATTACCGCAACGAGTCGGATCATTTGCATTTTTATCATCCGCTCCATAAAACCGCCATTCTGGCGAATAATCCAGTGTTTTAGTATAAATTAATCCACATTGTTTATTTGTGCATGTAGGAAATCCATCTTCCATAATTATTAAAATTGCAGAACATAAAGAACAATTTCGGGTTCCCGTTTCATCATATATACATTCAATTGGAATGTGTTTATTTGTTTCATTATTTGTTTCTTTAATTGTTTGATTATCTAAATCAAATACTGACCATAAATTTGATTTATCTTGAGCAGTTAATTGTGAACCTTTCTTTTTTTTAGTAGTAGTCTTTGATATATGTTTTTTATTTAAGTCATTTATAATTACCTCATTTTGATTTATTATATTATCCGGTTTTTTATTCAAGTCATTTAGAATTACTTCATTTTTATTTACATCATTTTGATTTATCATATTATCCGGTTTTGTAACTATGATATTTGGTAAATTACTTTTATGTTTTTTTACATTTATTATAAATATTCTAGCTGTATTTTTATTTACTGGTTCTTGAACAGTTTCTATATTCATTATTATTATCGTGTTATGTATTCAATTAATTTTAATAATAATGTTATCAATTTTATAATATATTATTTTATATATACTATAACATAATATACTATGTTTTTATTAATGAAATTAGTAAAACAAAATATTTCTGAAATGCAAAATCAACTTGGTGAACGTATAAAAGAATCAATTAAAAAAAATATTGATGGACTCATTGACAATTCAGAAAATAGTGAAGAAAGAAAAATTATTAAATTGCGAATATTAAATACACAAATTGAACAATTAAACAGTTTTAAAACAAAATTAAATGAAGCACAAGTAGAAGCAGATAAATTAACACAAGCAGATGCACAAGCAAAAAAATTAACAGAAGCATTAACACAAGCAGATGCACAAGCAAAAAAATTAACAGAAGCATTAACACAAGCAGATGCACAAGCAAAAAAATTAACAGAAGCATTAACACAAGCAAAAAAATTAACAGAAGCAGAAGCACAAAAACAAACACAAGAACAAGCACACGCACCAGCACACGCACCAGCACACAATTTAACTACAACACCAAAAACAAATATTAATAAAATTTTTAAAGATTTAAAAGAATCTTTAAAAGAATCTTTAAAAAACCATAAAACATCAGATATTGTAAAAAAACTATTAGAAAATAATGAAATTAAAGAAGTAGAAGATTTAAAAGAGGAAGAATTTACAAATTTAACTAAAACTACAACAACAAAAACTGAAACAAAACAAGAATCTCCTACACCAAAAATATTTGAAACTATTATTTTATGTTTATTTGATGATGTATTTGAACAAATTAATATAATTATTAATAACAAAGTTAAAGAATCATTTAATTTTGGTAAACCAATAATTACAGATAAAATAAATAAAATAATTGATAATATATTAAGTGATAGTAATAAAAAAAGTGGTGGAGAGGGTGATGATAAACCAAAAATTCAACCAGAACAAAATAATGCATCAGACAAGACATTAGTCGATGCATCAGCCGATGCATCAGACGATGCATCAGACAAGACACCAGTCGATGCATCAGCCAATACATCAGCCAATGCATCAGAAAATACATCAGCCCAAACAAAAAACAATACACCAGTCGATGCATCAACCCAAAAAGAATCCACAAATATTTTTAATATTTTTAAAACCTATATACCAACACAAAACATAACATCTGAACAACTTAATAAAAAACAATATGAAATTATAGAAAAAATAACAAAAATATTACAATCTTGTATTAAATCAAATATTGGTAATATTGTAGATAAATCAAGTATTGATACTAAAATAATAAAACAATTGAATAATCCAAATACCAAATCATCTGGAGGTAGTAAAAAATATATTTCAAAATACAACCAACAATCTGGTGGCAATTTTAATAAAATTACTAATATAATAAAGTGTTTAATTAAGCAAATTGTAGATCAATTTGGAAATATAATTGATAATAAAGTATGTGATTTATTCAAAGACCCCGAAATACGCATAAGTATACTAAAACAAATTGCTGGATATGATATTCAAGATAAACCAAAAAAAGGAAGTATTTTTGGATTTGGAGGTAGTAAAAAACAAAAAAAAATAAAAACACGTAAAAATATAAAACAATATAAACGTCATAAATATTATACTAAACGTAATAAACGTAAAACTCGTTGATTAGCTTAATCGTTTTTCAATTTTTTCAAATATTTCTGAATTATAAACTAAATTTCCAGTTGGTTTATAAGACCCTATAGAATTATATTGTTGTTTACCTTGCATTAACTTTGCAGTATTACCATTTTTATCATTGAATAATTTTGCGTTTATATCATCAGGTGATATAGCATCTTGATTATTTTCATCACGTTTTTCTATAATTTCTCCCTTTTCATTTATTACTATTCCGGTTTTTTTCTTTAATTCATGTCGAACATAAGACGGAACCCATTTTTCCCAAGATACAAAAATTGTATTTGGATGAACATATTTTATAAAAAATCCGTTAGTTTCTAACTTTGTAATTACATATGCAATACAATCAGTTTTATCATAAATTGGCTCACCAAAAATATATTCCGGTATAGTAAACCAAATATGTTTATCAGTTTGTTTATTTCGAGCAGTAACTTTAATTCTATTCTGAATTCGACCCAAGATTTTATTAAAAATTGATAATTGTTTTTGATCGCGCCGCTGATTTTTTTCAAATAATTCATCTATATTTACTTTTTCAGTAGTTTCCTCATCATTTGCAAATAAAAAACAAGACATAATTTAATATAAGTATAAATAGAAAATAAATATAAAAATTATATTTAATACAATATAATGTCTAATATTATAAATTTGGATCAAGTTGATTTACAAGATACAAATAATAATAGTATTGATATAACAATACAAAAATCACCACTAAAACCAAGACCCACCATAAAACATATTGTTTTTGCCGGTGGAGGAGCATACGGCTATTCTGCATTTGGTGCATTAGAATATTTACATGAGAATGGGTTCTGGAATATTAATAATACAGAATCGATTCATGGAACATCTATAGGTGCCATATTTGGAACAATTATTTCTTTAAAATATGAATGGAAAATTACACATGATTATATAATAAAACGACCATGGAATAAAGTGTTTGATTTCAATATGTATTCTATTATAAATTCATTTCAAAAACGAGGAATTTTTGATATTAATATAATTAAAAATATATTTAAACCACTATTTGGAGGTTTAGATATGCCAATAAATATAACAATGCGTCAACTATATGAAATTACTAAAATTGATTTGCATTTATATATTACAAATTTAAATGAATTTGAAACTATTAATATTTCACATAAAACACATCCTGATTGGGAAGTCATTGATGCAGTATATTCTTCTGCTGCATTACCTATATTATTTGCACCATTTACAAAAGATACAATACATTATTTGGATGGAGGAATGTTATGCAATTATCCAATAGAAAATTGTATAAATTTAGGGGCAGATGATGAAACCGTTCTTGGTATACATCGTCAAAATATTAATACTATTTGTAATTTAAATGATGAGTCTACTATATTTGATTATTTATTATTTTTAATATATAAAATATTAAAAAAATCTATACCATATGTAAATATTAAATATTGTCATGAACTTACTATATTATCAGAGCCCATTTCATTATATGATATTTATTTATGCACAAATTCGATTGAGGAAAGAGAACGATTAATTAATAATGGTATAAATACAGCTAAAATATTTTTACAAAATTATTCCTGATTTATAATGGTATTTACAAATTTTTCTAAATTTGATTCATTCACAGATGCCTCAAAATCCACTATTTTATCATTAATTAACATTTTAACTGTTGGATAATGTTCAATACCGTATGTTTGAATAGACGCTTGAACGTTTGAATCCTCTTCACTATTAGTGCAATCTATATTAATGCAACTAATTTTATATTCATTAATTACCTTATCATTATATTTATCACAAAATGCTTCCCATTTAGGTTTTGCTGTTTTACAATGCGGACACCATTCTGTGCTAAATAATAAAACACTAACCGCTTTATCTCTCCGATTTGCATTTGCAACATCAGCATATTCGGGTTTATTAACTTGTGATTTACCATACCAATTATATGCATATACTGATGCAATAATAAATAATATTATTAAAAATATAATTAATAAAATGCGTTTATATGGATAAATATAATCACGATAAAGTATTTCAATAATATTTGCCATTGTATAATATTATAATTTATATTTTTTTTTTGAATTTTACTCAAATAACTGACTTAATATAAGTTATTTTCTATTTTTTGTTTTTATTTTTTGTTTCTATTTTTTGTTTTTATATAGTTATAATATATGATGATGACCAAAGAAACAAGAAAACGTGGTCAAAAAAAAAATAAAACACGTAAAAAATATATATATTCAATTGAGCATTATCAAAGTAATGACGGTATGCTGACAAGTGTTTGGGGACCAAGCACATGGCATATGTTACATACAATAAGTTTTAATTATCCTATATCGCCTACATGTCAACAAAAAACCGATTATATGAATTTTATATTTAATTTACAAAATGTATTACCTTGTGGTAAATGTCGTGAAAATTTAAAAAAAAATTTTAAAAGATTACCCCTTAAATTAAAAAATATGGAATCGCGACATACATTTTCTTTATATATTTATAAATTACACGAGGTTGTAAATAAAATGCTTAATAAAAAATCTGGATTATCATTTGAGGATGTTCGTGAAAGATATGAACATTTTCGCGCTAGATGTAAAATTACAAAAGAAGAATTTGAAAAACGCAATAAAGAACATTTAGAAAAAGGATGTACTGAACCAATCCATGGTTATAAATCAAAATGCATTTTAAAAATTGTTCCAGATGAAACAAAATGCGATACATTTCAAATCGATAAATCATAATATTTAGCTAAGAATAATAGGAACATAATATAATGATAAATATATATGTCTATGTCTTTACCACAAAGTAAATATTATAATTTAAAAGAACATAGTAAATTAGATAAAACTACATCACAACCCGACTCTACAAATATGCAACTTAATCCAATACCTATTGATACATCAATTGATACAACACCAATTAACAATGAACCAAAAGATATTAAATTTTGGTCGGATGATCCAAATATGCTTTTAAAACAAGAATATATATTTGAATTATTTCCAGTTAAAACAATGACATATGAACAAAAATTAAATGCAATATCTCGAACTATAATTATTATTTCTATTATTTCATTTTTATTAACAAAGAATATAAGAATTCTTGTTATATTAGCAATAACATTATTTGCAATTTTTATATTGTATTATTACCACGAACCGAATAAAACCCAACAAATAAAAGATAAAAAATCTGAGGGGTTTGATGATGCAGGTATTTCATATTTAAATCAAAATAATATTATTATTTCCGATGATACATTTACAAAACCAACATCAATTAATCCATTTAATAATGTAATGTTAACAGATTATGATTATAATCCAAATAAAAAACCTGCACCGGCAGCATATATTGATTCAACAAGTAATGATATTTTAATAAAAGCCAAACAATTAGTGGTAGAGTCAAATCCAGATCAACCCGATATTGCTGATAAATTATTTACTGATTTAGGCGATAATTTAAAATTTGAGCAATCATTGCGACCATTTAATTCAAACCCAAGCACTACAATACCAAATGATCAATCTGCTTTTGCTGATTTTTGTTATGGTAGTATGGTATCGTGTAAAGAAGGCAATTTATTTGCATGTGCTCGGAATTTAGCAAGACATATAAATTAAACAATACATGTAAATTATACTATTCAATGGTATAAACTTAATTATAATATAATATTATAATATAATATTACTATGAATACTATAAGCAATTTCATGTTTAATAATTTAGGCAGAATTGATTCAGACACAACTGATAAAAGTCAGCATAATCTGCAAAATATTCGATTTGCCAATTATCAATTATCTAGTTATTTTAGCGAAACATTATCAAATTCACATATTCAGTTTGCAACATCACAACTTGGTATGATGGTTGATGGTAGTATTGGTGCTGCGGGATTTAGTCCAGCAATTGTAGATACAGATTCGTCATTGATAATTAACAAGGAACAAGAACGGTCTTTAGATAAATTGGTATTATCTCAACGACCGTTTTTAACAGTTCCTTATTTAGGAAGAGGATCTTGCGACCCATCTCTTGAATCTAAATTGCAACAAGGTGAAATTGTTTCTGATAAAAAAAGTGTATCAACAATTATGAATAAAAGTTTTATGGGATATACACTTTATCCAACTGATGATAACATGACAAATCATGTGAATAATCCATCATTTACGGTTGAAGAGGCGGCTTTAGATGGATGGGTAAGAGGAGGGTCCTCAACAAGAGATATATATACGGATGCAAACTTTAGCAAAAATAGTAGACCAACCGATCGTTCCTATTAATATCTTTTTATTGCAAACAATGCAAATATAATAATTATCTATTTAATTGCGTTATATATATTATATATATTATATATAATGAGTCATTCAAGTCTTAAATCATCTTTATATAAGGGTGGAAATGAACTAAAAAACTCAACAGCACCAGACTCAACAGGAAAAGAACCAGCAACAGGACTACCAGCACCAGGACTAAAAGCAACACCAGGACTAAAAGCAACACCAGGAACAGCAACACCAGGAACAGCAACAAAAGAAACAGCAACACCAGGAACAGCAACAACCGGAACAACAAAAGAAACACCAGCACTAACAGGAACAACAGAAGAAACACCAGGAATAATAGGAGGAAGACGCAAAAGACGTTCATCAAAATCCAAGTCTAAAAAACGACGATCAAGATCATCTCGGTCTAAATCAAGATCATCTCGGTCTAAATCCAGATGTAAAAAATAATAAATATTGTAAAAACTATTTATTTCAAAACAATTTATATTATATAACAAATATAATATAAATATTTAGGCATAATTAATATATTAAAAATTTCATGTATAATACTCAAATTACTATAAATTATACAAATAATGAAGAATATCGCAAAGATTTAAGAAATATTTTTCAAATGAAAAATCAAACTTTAGATGAAACAATTGATCCAGAAACAGCTGATGAACAAGATTATGATAATGCCAATGCATCTATAATGTTAGATTATATATATTCAATTACAAAAGAAGATTCATTATTTAAAGAATTGTATGAATATGGTGCAGGAACTATGCTTTCATTAAACTTGGAAATTGGTCTTGCCGTTCTTTTTTCATACGATTATTTTATATTATTTCATCAATGTTTACAACAAATTATTGATAATCCGCTATATTGGAATAATACAAATTCTGCATTTATTGCACTTAAACAAAAATTAACCAAATAAAATATAAATACTATATAAATAAATGGCATCTACACGAAATAGAAATACTGACGGTAATTACAAATTAGAGCAAAATATCAATACTGGACAAAGTCAATATTTTACTTATGAAAATTCAACTGTGCCTGTTCAAACGTTATATCCCGGAAATGGTTTATTGACGGGTAAAGTTGGATATAATAAATTAGCTTATAATGGAACTGATATAGAATCATTTTTAAGAGGAATAGGATCTACAAATTTAGTTGAACCCAATATTAAAGTTATTCCTCAATATAAATCATTGAAAAGTTTAAATTTATTTGTTCATAATCCTATAATTATTCCAGAGCCGTTAGTGATAAAATCGGGTGAACGATATCCAATTAGATAAAATTTCGATTTTTTGCAGTAAATAAATGATGTTTACGATCAAAATCGGTTGAACTTTTAAATGATGTATTTTTGCTACGTTTTTTTTGTAAAATTTCACTAGGTTTTACAAATAATTTAAACTGCTGAATATTTAAATCCTCGTCTTGAACCGCCATTAAGCTGGTTTGAGTGATGGGATTTATCTCTTTATCGGTCATTGATTGCGAATAATGTAAATCCGATGTTATGTTATTATGTTCTTGAGTTTTTTCATTATTAATTGAAAATAATTCTGCAATTATATTTTTATAACTATCATTTATTGAAGTATTTAAATCTGGTTTTTTTTTGGGTAATTCTGAACATTTTGTAAATTCAACAGATACATAATCCATTAAAGATTCGTAATTACCAGATTCAGATATTTCCATTGGAATTTGAATAGTTGCAATTACATATTTTTTATTGATCATAAATAATAATTATTATAAACTATTATTTATTACATTTATTTAATAAATATAATATAATAAATATATTGTAAAAGGTTCGAACAGAATAAGCGTCCAAAAGTAACAACATAATGCCGTATTTGGTGGAATTTAAGAACTATACGTTAGGTTCCGTGTAATTAAGGAATATAAGAAAACAATCCATTTTCATACACGGTTGCTCTAAATGTATTATTATACCCCTCTACATAAATTACATCTCCATTGCTAATTTCATCACAGCCATATTCACCTGTGCAACTTTTACCATTTACACTTACTGGTAATTTAGTATTTAAATTACCTGTATTTGATATAGTATAATATTGCATTTTACTTCGTCCATTCATAATTTGACGTCCCATTAATGGTAATATCATATCACCACCGGAGGTTCGAGTTAATATTCCAACTTGTGTATAAGATGGGTTAAATCCTCGCGTTTGTATATTTATAGGAGTTGGTTGATTGGATACCAATGGCTGTCCCCTAATATCGCCGGAATTTCCCCTAAAAAAAATACCGGTGTTTTTTAGAGGTGGCGAATAAGCATCATTTAATGTATCTTTAATACCAGAATTAAACATTGTAACTGGTTGCCCAATATTATGCGATAATTGTGCATTTGCAGGAGATACAATATAAATATTAGACGAATTTTTAGATTGGTTAGTATAATATAAATATATTATTATACCAATAACAATAATTAGAATCAAAAGAGTCATATTTTCGACGCACAATACACCGGGTATACATTTTTTTCCCATTATATAATAAATGTATATTAGAATTTGATTTTATTGAAAGTATTACCAATGGTCGATGTTGTATTTTTTACCGTATTTACTACAGGAGCAGTTTCATTTTTTAATTTACCTAATGCGTTAGTAAATGTATTGTTTACGGTCTTTATTGAATTTGGTGGTAGTGGTGGCGATGGTGGGGTATATACGGCATCTATTCCTAAAATTGCAGTAGACAATTGATTTTCGAATTGTGTAAATGATGAATTTGCATTATTAAACATTGCAGGTACAGTTTTTGTTGTATCTGTTCCGATTTTATTGAATGCATTTGTAACTGGACCTGAATTTGGTAATGGTGACAAATTTTTACATAAGAAACAACGATCCATAATTTCATCAGACCATCGTAAAATATGTATTTCAAATGAACTGTAAATCATATCATCTATAAAATAGATACCGTCCCATACCATATTAATATATGATGTCAGATCATAACCTGTAAATAATAATGTGGTATATACAGGTGTTCTAACAAAAATTGTGTATATTGTTTCTTTTATTAAATTCACTAAATAATAAAAAAAACAATAATTAAAATCTTGGATTTTTTGTATACCACATGCAAATCTTGGAGTAAGATATTTTATAAAAAAATCATTTATATAATTGGTTGATGTATTTGCGACTCTGTTAATATCATTCCCTATTAATGTTGAACCTTGTGTTATTGCTTGATATTCTTGTTCTAATGCAGTTTTTAAAGTTTTAAATGCGTTTTGAAAGTTTACTCCCCGTGTTTTTAGATTTTCTATATAGTGTGTAGATAGTGATACAAAATCTGTAATTGGTTTAAATAAATCTTTAATTGGTCCAATTATTGCATCATTTGCCTTATCTGTTACATCTTTAGTTCCACTGGATATTATTTTAAAAGGGTTTGTCAACCCTTCTTGAATTGGTGGATTATATTTTTTTGTATATATGTATAATATGGATGTTATTAATATAATTCCTATATAACATATCATAACTTTGTGTAAATATTTCATTTTATATTATGCATAGAATAAATATCATAATTTATACAGAAATCCCAATTTTAGTTGATATACGTTTAATAATATCTTCAGCTTCAGTCAATGGTCCATTAATATTATGCATACCATCTTGGATTTTGCCTTGTAATGTTAGTAATTCTTTATAAGAATTTAATATATCATCTATATTTTTTGGGTTTGTATTTTTTGAATTTGTATTAGTTGACTTTGATATTAATTCATCTATATCACTTTTAACAGCATCACTTTTAACAGCATCACTTTTAACAGTATTACTTTTAACAGCATCACTTTTAACAGCATCACTTTTAATAGCATCACTTTTAATAGCATCACTTTTAATAGCATCACTTTTAATAGCATCACTTTTAATAGCAT